ACTTCTTGCAGTCGTGTGTCTGGCCTGCTCTAATCCTTATCTACCCGACGAGGAACTAGACAAGATTGGTCTAACCGCCAAGGGAGTCGAGCGGTTTGATGTAGTACGTGAAGCAACGACCTATTACAAGACTCACGAACTTAAGCAGGTCAACGCATGTGTCCACTGCGGTGCTCGTACGATCAAGAAAGTTTCAAAGAAGGAAGGTTCAGTTGCTTCTCTCGAAGCAGAAACCTACGAGGAAGGCGCAGATAAGATTCCGCTTCAACCAGAAATGGTACTTCGCTGCTTCCAGCGCATTACCAATGACCACGTAACACTTCTTGGATTTAATCCTAAGTTCTCTCGGCCAGACTGGATGATCTGTACAGTACTAGCCGTTCCTCCACTTACTGTTCGCCCATCAGTTGTTATGGAAGATAATCAGCGCATGGAAGATGATTTGACTCACAAACTCATCACTATCGTTCGTCAGAATACCAAACTTCGTGAGAAGATTGATAAGGGCGAGAGCGTAGACATTATCGATAACCTAACAAAACTACTTCAGTTTGATGTAGCAACATACGTAGATAATGACATCAAGGGCCTCCCCCCAGCCGCGCAGCGCGCTGGACGTCCTCACAAGACACTCAAGTCGCGTCTAGGCGCCAAGACTGGTCGCGTGCGTGGTAATCTTATGGGAAAGCGCGTTGACTTTTCAGCGCGTTCAGTCATTACTCCCGACCCAAATATTGATGTAGATGAACTTGGTGTTCCCGAAGAAATTGCCATGAATCTAACCTTTCCAGAAATGGTAACTCCCTACAATCGCGATCGTCTTATGCACGCAATCAAGAACGGTCCAACCAAATATCCAGGTGCCAAGAACATTGAACTTCGCGATGAAAAGCGTACTGTACGTCTAGGCTACATCAATCGCGAAGCACTTGATATCAAAGAAGGTGACATTGTTCATCGCCATCTAGTAGATGGTGATGTAGTTCTATTCAACAGACAGCCATCTCTTCACAAGGCTTCCATGATGTGCCATCGCATTCGCGTACTTCCCCATTCTACATTCCGCCTTAATGTTTCAGCAACAAAGCCATACAATGCTGATTTTGACGGTGATGAAATGAACATGCACGTACCCCAGAGTATTGCGGCTGCCACTGAACTAAAAGTGATTGCAACTCTTCTTCGTCAGATCATTTCACCCCGTAATTCGAGTCCAATCATCGCCGTATTTCAGGACAGTCTAACAGGCGCCTATCGTATCTCACAGCCAGATGTAACAATCCCAGAACATATTGCCATGAACATACTAGGTCGTACTCCTCGTTCTGTTAAACAGTTCAAGCGAATGGATCTTCCCATGACAGGCGCAGATGTAGTTTCTCATGCCTTTCCTCTAATGAACTTCAAGGGGAAACTAACCATTGAGAACGGACAACTCGTTAAGGGTGTTCTAGCAGACTCAGATGAAAACAATACCATTCGTCCTCTAGTTCACAACATCTACAACGAGTTCGGCCCTGAGCGCTGTGGTCAGTTCATCAATGCTCTTCAGAACATCGTTACCAAATATAACATGTTTTCGGGCTTCTCGACTGGTCCTTCAGATCTAATCGCATCTATCAAGGCATATGAAGCCATTAATGAAACGATTGCCAAGGGAAAGCAGGAAATTACGGATATCATGTCCAGTATGCATGCTGGCCGCTTTCAGAATACCAATGGACGTGCAGATGGTGAGGAACTAGAAAACAACGTAATGTCTGCTATTCGTGAACTCAATAGCAAAGTAAACACTCTAGTTGTTGATGACCTACCTGCGAGCAATCGAATGATCATCATGTCAGACAAGGGTGCTAACTCAAAGGGCAAGGCAGACCCAAATCTAATGCAGATGATTGCATCGCTTGGCCAGCAGATGGTTGATGGTAAGCGCATCCAATACACGATGGATGGTCGTACGCTTCCTCATTTCCCAAAGTATGATGATGGTCTAGAGTCTCGTGGTTTCGTAGAGAATTCCTTCATTTCTGGAATCCGTCCTGCTGAGTTCTTCTTCCACGCTATGGGTGGGCGCGAAGGTCTTATTGATACGGCTGTCAAGACTTCCGATACCGGCTATATCCAGCGCCGCCTAGTCAAACTTATGGAAGATATTCACGTTGCACAGGACCGTACTGTACGTGATATCAACGGGTCCATCGTTCAGTTTGCCTATGGTGAGGATGGCATTGATGCAGTGGGGATTGAGAAGCAGGAATGTGAACTAGGACTGATGTCTATGGAAGAAGTGTATGCTCGCTTTGCAGCAACCAAGGACGATTTCAAGGTTGTTTCACCAGATTCAGAAGACGGTGACATGATTGATGAAATTCTAGCAGATCGTACTATGATTGTTAAGCACGTTATTCGGTACGTCAAGAAGAGCGATGTTCGTGCACCTGTCAACCTGCGTAACATTGTCGATAAGTTCCATAATCCATATCTACTAAAGACAGATCTAACACCAGCACATGTAGTATCTGAACTTACGAAACTCTGCCATTCATCCTACATGGCAGACCATAAACTATTTCACGCACTGCTTCGTTATTATCTAGCACCCAAGCGGTCAATTATCGTACATCGCTTTACAGTTGCTATCTTCGATGAGGTGATTCGTGAGATTAAGTACAAGTACAAGAAAGCACTTGTTGATCCGGGTGAAATGGTTGGTCCTCTTGCTGCACAGTCCATTGGCGAGCCTACGACTCAACTTACCCTAAACACCTTCCACACGGCTGGCACTGCAAAGGCAAATGCTACTCAGGGTGTTCCGCGCATTCAGGAACTTCTATCAGTCTCGCAGAATCCTAAGAATCCATCAAATCTTATCTTCCTAATCCCTTCAATGGCTGAGTCTCACCAGAGCGCAATCTCAAGCATGAAGGAAATCCAGAAGACGACTCTTCGAGACATTACAAAGGCTGTCCGCATCTATTATGATCCCAACCCTCTTTCATCAAATACTCTAGTTCAGGAAGATCGTGATATCCTAGCATCCTATGAAAAGTTTAGTCTTCTTCATGGCCAGAACTGTACATCCCCGTGGGTTGTAAGATTAGAACTAGACTCTAATCAGATGATGTCTCGCAATATCCTAGATATGACCAAGATTCGCATGAAGATTGAGGCAAATAAGGTACTTCGTGTGTTTGAGTGTGTTCACACAGATACCAATGCTCCGGGTAAGATGGTTATGCGTATTGTCTTTACGGCCGATGCTGTAAAGAATGCGCTTTCACTCCGTTTCATCGAAGATAAACTCCTAGATACTATCCTGACTGGCATTGATGGGATTGGGCGTGTATTCCCTCGCGAGAAGAAGGACGAGATTGTATATGATGAGCGCGTAGGTGGATATGTTCCACTGAAGCAGTGGGTTCTTGATTCAGAGGGAACCAATCTTCTTGATCTATTCATTCAGCCAAATGTAGATCCCACCCGTACATTCTCAAATGATATTCACGAGATTCTCGATGTATTTGGAATTGAGACGGCTCGTATGGCACTATATGATGAACTAACGGATGTTTTCGGTGATGGCAAGATTAACTATCGTCACCCATGTGTACTTATTGATTCTATGACCTACCACGGTTATCTGATTGCGATTGACCGGTTTGGTATGAACAAACTAGAAAATGGTGTACTTGCTAAGTCATCTTTCGAGATGACTTCAAAAGTTCTATTCGATGCTGCAGTTGCTGGAGAATTTGATACCATGCGCGGCGTATCTGCTAATATCATGTTTGGCCAGAAGCCACCATGTGGTACTGGGTTTGTAGACCTTCTTATCGATGAGTCTCGGTTCCCAGAAGGTCATGAGGAAATTGATACAGAGGATGTTGAACTTGCTCATGCAAATGCTCTAGTAGATGAAGAAATCAGAAAGGACGAGAAAGCAGGTCAGTGTCGCATGGATGATATCGTTATGGCGTGGTAAGTTTAAATGTAGACAGCATATTGTATCCAAATGGAAGATTCAATCGTCAAAAGTGTTATTGCGTCCTTTAAGCAGCGTTCAGAGGCTGGCATTCAGAAATATGGAAAAACGTTGGACAGAAATGACCTAACGTTTTTACAGTGGATTCAACATGCGCAAGAAGAAATGATGGATGGTATTCTGTACCTTGAAAAGATGAAAAAGGTTATGACTCTTTCTGATAATCCGCTTAGTTAGAGTATGCGAGACCACCCATACCGGACATCACACGGAGCACGTTATAGTTAACCGCATAAACGCGTACGTTCCAGTTATTATAGTCTGGTGTCTTATTAAAATCCGGATTACCTGCGTCGACATAATCAACTCCAGCCATATTCATGACGATGGTAGCCGTATCAATACGTGAAAAGTTGCATGTTCCAGAAGGCTGATGTTCTTCAGGTCTGATTGCAAAGGAATAGGAATAAGCGCCACCACCCATACCACTAGAATTTGGCAATACTCCGGAGTGGTGTTGGTAAGGCTGAACTTTACTAAAGTAACTGCCATAACGACGATCAAGGCGATCTTGTCCGTTGATTTGAATCCACTGTTCGAATACAGCATTCAAGTTATACGTAAATGGTTGTAGACGGGTAAACCCTGCGCCTGCAGCAATACGACAATCGGTATAAGTGGCAGGTTGAACGACCCAGATGAGTTCCTTGACTGGGTGATTGAACGTAAGATCAATACGATTATTTGCTCCAACAATGCCTTTATCTTCGTTGTATTGTGTTTGCTCAATCAGGTACTCGTGGCTCGCTTGAGCCATCCGACGACGTTCTTCTGTATCAAGATATATGTAATCTATATATAACGCAGCTTGTTCGGGGGGTGGCAAATTATTTGCAGCAGTAAAGTCTCCGGAAATTAGAGCGTTATCATTCCAGAGAATATTGATCTTTACCTCGTGGTACTGTAGGGCAATAAGAGGGCC